CTTTTTTGTACCTGTGACCAGGGGGGTTCCCCCCTGGGCCTGACCTGCGGTTATGCGGTGGTTTATGTGTTACCGCGGCTAGCTGCGCCGTTGGGTTTATGTGTTACCGCTCGGCAGGCTGTGGTTTATCGTTACCGCTTCCCGACGATGATGCCGGGGTGTTGTTCGGTTGCGGCGGTTTTGGTTTTGGCGGGCCGGCCTGAGGTGGCGCGGTTGCAGCGTGCGTGTTCGGGGCCTCGGTAGATGCGGCGGTCTTGGTCGTCGTGTCCGAGGTCCCATGGTTGGGTTGGTGTGATGGGTTTGCCGCATCGCCAGCATGTGACGCGTCCTGTTGCGACGATGGGTGCTAGTTGTTTGCGGAGGTGGTGGTGTCTGCGGTCATAGCCTGCGGCTGCGTTGAGCCACCTACGCCCGGTCATTCCATCGGGCCTGGGCATTCATGCTTATGTACCGCGGACCTCTGCGCAGTGGCGAGTGTCAGTCGTGATGCGTGGCCTGAGGGTTGGTAATTGTGGATCTTCACCAGTATTTCCACCTCGATGGGTAGGTCACACCATGGGCAGTCGTATGTGTTTGTGACGCGATGATGTGCTGATGTTGGTGCTGTGTTTGCGCCTTTTCGTTTGACGAGTTGCATCATTTAATCGGTTGGTTCTTCTGGGTCGGGTGACCAGCCGAGGCCATGTGCAGCCCCTTCTGGGCTTGCCTGAGGGTGGGATTCGGGGTGATTGTCGCGCCCCGCGCAATGCCGGGCAACAGCCGCGGCCAGCGTGAGCGTACCACCGTGGGGGTCGTTAACGATTCTCATCGCTGGAGTTTCTTTCGGTTGCGTTTCTCGCAGGTGGTGTGTGCGTGCAGGACGTCGCCGAGCCGGTAGAACTTCGTGCCGGTCTGCTGGTCTGTTTCGACGGGTCGCAGGTGGCCGCCGCGGTTGAGTGTGTGGATGCGTGTCTCGGTGAGTTTGTCGCCGAGTTCGCCGAGTTTGTGGGCGAGTTTGTCGACTTGGCCGGCGGTGACGATGACGCGGTTGGCGGCGTCGATGCGGCTGGGGTTGATAAGGATCTGGTCGTCGGGTGGTAGGTCGATGCATTCGCGGCAGTATTCGATGTCGGTGCAGATGTCGTTTGCGGCTTCTTCGCTACCGGGGGTGAGGGCCAGTCCGGTGATGTTGCGGGCGAGCCAGCGGGCGAGTGTGGTGGTGTCGTTGTGGCCGCGGTAGTGGATTCGGCGGTGTTCGCTGGTGAAGCGGACCCAGGTGGCGAGGGTGTTGTGGAGGTCGTCGGCGGCTTCGGCGGCGGCGAGGTGGAACGGTAGCCGGGATTCGGGTTGGGGTCGGCGGGTGTTGTCTAGGCCGTTTTTCCCGATGTGGGCTTGTCTGGTGATGGTGACGGCGAGGTCTTCGACGAGGGCGGGGACGGTGTGGAGGGCTTCGCGGAGTTCGGCTTGTTGTTCTCTGGGTAGGTAGAAGTCCATGCTCATCGGTCAGCCGTTCGGACTGGGATGGCGATTACTGCCCCCGCGACGTCTTTGCAGTCGCATTCGGTGAATGGGTGGTTGTGGCTGAACGGCCGGCGGTGCTCCCGTTCCTCGTTGCCGCAGACGGCGCATAGCAGGCACACTTCGCCGCCGAAGATGTCGGTGCGGTGCCATGAGCGTGGGTGGGTGCAGTTGCAGATGAACGGGCGGGCGGTCACCGCTTCCCGGCTTCCTTGCGGGCGGTGAGGTATTCACGGATGGCGGCTTTGGATTCTTCGCGGCCATGACAGGCTTGTAGGGCTTGGCGCGCGGTTGTGAGTCGGTGGGTTTCGTTGGTTCGGCCGGTGGTGACGTGGTCGAGTAGTGATTGGGTGTCGTCGCCGACTTTGACGGATAGTTCGGCTTGACGTGTTTCGCGTGCGGTGTTTTCTTCGCGGTCGAGTCGGTCACGTTTGATGCGTCGCGCCCCGGCGATGACGTCGCCGACGCTGACGGGCTGGATGTGGGGGTGGTCGTAGAACGCTTGGGTGGCGTCGAGCATGTCGTCTCGGCTGATGCTGGGGTGGCGGTCGATTTGTTTGGCCCAGGCCAGTGTGCGGGCTTTGTCTGGGGTGGGGACGCGGTGATCGAGCAGGGAGGCGAGTTGGAGCACTTCGGTGATGGCGGCGATGGCTTGTGGGGACGGCTGACTGGTCATGGCTGTTCTCCGTGGATTTCCTTGATGAGTTCGGCGCCTATCCGGCCGTAGTCGAGTGCTTTCTGGGTGGCCTTGCCGACGGCTGCGTCACCGTTGCGTGATGGGAGGGGTTCGTCGAGCCAGCCGTCGCCGTTGAGCCATCCTTCGGCGTATTTGGTGTAGCGGTCGTCTCGGTTGGGGTCTTCGGCGTAGCGGCGGGCGCCTTGAAGGATGGTGTCTGGGTCTGCGCGTTTGAGTGCGGCGGTGTATGCCTTGGCGGCTTTTCGTTTGTCGCGACGTCGCGGATAAACGGCCCAGAAGATTGCGAAGTTGTCGGCGCTGTGGTGGAGCGGCGGCCCGTCGCGCAACGCAGTTGCGCAAGTCTGTTCTTCCCCTGTTCCTCTGTTCCCCTGTTCCCCTGTTCCAGCGCCGATTTTGCGCCGATTTTGCGCCGATTTGCCGACGCAATCAATAGCTGGGCTAAGTGCATCCTGGACGCCGTCTTGAAATTGCAGGTCAGGCACTGCGTCTGGGTCGTCCGGTGCTGGGTACTTGCGGCGCTTATCCCTTCGCTCGAACTTCTGGTGTTCTTCCCAGTGCGAGATCCAGTAGTAGTGCCTTCCGCGCACGATGTAGAACATCACCGCGAACCTGCGCGCACAATCGGCGCAAAATCGGCGCACATCCTGCGCAGAAACGGCGCGCAATCTGCGCAGCGCCGCGTCGTAGATCTGGTCATCGTCCGGGAAGGCAAACCCGAGCAGCGCATGGATGTTGGTTTCGCCCACGCCGAAGTCGTCGGCCCAGCACCACAGCGCTTGGTAGAACAGTCGGCAGTGTGGTTCGACGGAGGCGACGTCAGGGGATCGGAAGAACTCCGGTTTGATGGCTCGAATGCGCGGCATCGTCGCCTACGCCTCCTAATCAGGGTTGTAGGCACCACATTCGGCGCAGTAGTGCTGCGGGTGGAGTGGCCCATGGCAGGGTTGGCCGCAGCGATCGCAGAACGTGTGGAACAGCGGCGGGGTGGTCATGGTGCGGCACCATCGAGGTCGAATAGCGACGGAACTTCCATCTCGAATTCCAGCCGCGTCAGGTTGTCCACCGCGGTCTGCCAATACGATGGTTTCAACTCGATCCCGACTGCGCGACGGCCCAGCTTTACGGCCTGATACAGCTCCGACCCGATACCGGCGAACGGTGTCAGGATCAACTCACCCGGGTTTGACCACAACCGAACGCAGCGGTCGATGAAGCCGAGTTGGAGAGGGCAGATGTGGCGCTCGTCGGCGGCTTCTCGCGCTACCGCAGTGTTGAGGGTGTCGGTTTCCTTGATGCCGTACCAGACCGGGCACAAATGCCCGTCATGGGTGAGCCACCGATTGATCTCGGATGCATCCCGCGCATAGTGGGCGCGCAAACCGATCTTGGCGGCTTCACGGACAGTCTGCTGGCACACCGCCAGCGGGGCGACGATCAGCGCGCCGTGGTCGGTGGACAATCTGGCCCACTCCAACTGAATCAGTGTCTTACCGAGACCTGTGTCGGCCCAGATCGCCGCCCGCGATGTTTCCACCGCCCATGTGACGAGGTCGGCCTGCCATGGGTGCAGCAGGGGGTGCACATCGTCTGGGGTGATGACGCGGCCCTCCCGCTGCGCGGAGCCACCGCTTCGCGGCCAGGAACTCGGCGTACGCGGTCACAGGCCGTGCCTGTCGAGGATGTTGCGCAACTGCCATGACGGCACCCGGAACAGGTTGGTGTCCAACAACACCCGAATGTCGTCGACGGCGTTCTGCAGGGCGTGGGATTTCCGGGCCAGTTCCAGGGCGACGTCCACCCAACCGACAGGCACCTCGGGGGCTTCGCCGAGTGGCTCGGCTCCGTCGTCGGTGGTGTTCATCCGTAGCCGTCGCCGAAGCCGTCGCCGTCGCCGAAGCCGTCGCCGTCGCCGAAGCCGTCGCCGTCGCCGAAGCCGTCGCCGTCGCCGCCGCCGTCGCCGTCGCCGAAGCCGTCGCCGAAGCCGAAGCCGTCGCCGTCGCCGTCGCCGTCGCCGTCGCCGTCGCCGAAGCCGTCGCCGTCGCCGAAGCCGTCGCCGAAGCCGCCGCCGAAGCCGAAGCCGAAGCCGTCGCCGTCGCCGAAGCCGTCGCCGTCGCCGTCGCCGAAGCCGTCGCCGTCGCCGTCGCCGAAGCCGTCGCCGTCGCCGTCGCCGAAGCCGTCGCTCTGAGAATTCTCTCCGAGCGACGCGACCAGACTCACCATTTCGATTCATCCACATCAATACGGGCGACGACAGTCAGCTCATGGAATCGGACGGTCCCAGCGGGCTTGAGTTGTGTCGAACTGGTCGGTCCCGATATAGCCAACTGTCCGAGCCCGTCGGTGGTGCCCCACCGCTGGATGTTCTGCGCGTCGGAGAGGGTGAATTCTTCGCCGTCTTTCGACAGGTTGCCGATGAAAACCCAGCCGCGTTGCAGGATTACGATTGATTTCGCTGTTTCCGGTCGTGGTCCGCAGTCGGATGCCTTGATGTATTCGATGCCGTTGATGGTGATGGTTTCGGTCATTGTGCGCGTGGCCCTTTCGTGGGATTGGTTTTGGTTCACGGCACGTTCGCCGCGTTGTCCTGCACGCCTGGGTTTTCCAGCACGTCAATCAACACACTGGCCTCGGCTTTGGTGAGATCCTTGTTCGTCGACACGACCCGGTCGACTTGCAGGTCGACCCACGCGAACCAGTCGGCGCGGCCTTTGTCGTCGTCGGCGTAACCCTCCCGTTTACGCAGAATGGACAGTTTCCTCAACTGCGCGCTGGTGATCGGCGGGTCATCGTCCGCGTCGAGCAGTATGTCCGTGTCGGCCTGGTGGGTTCGGTGTTCGTCTATCTCGGTTTGGGTGGGCGCTTGAGTGTCGTCGAGCAGATCGTCGACCTCGACGGCCGGCGCTGGTTGGGGTGGGGGGGGTGGCGCGGCGGGCTCGGGAACCGTCGTACGCGGGGGGCGTTTACGCCGCACGGCCGGCGCGGCGACGGTGGCCTCGGCGTCGTCCTCGATGTCATCGACGATCGTCGTGCCCGCCAGCACATCGGGAAAAACCCTGCGACACAACCGACTAGACGCGCGGGCCACCAGCTTGTCGGCCGGGTAGTCCCCGAGGTTGATCTTCGCCTTTCGGGCCTGGTCCTCGGTGAAGGTTGCGGTCTGCCACTCCGACGATCCGGCGCGACGCCCCCGGATTCGGCAACGGCTGTCGGTGGCCTCGTCGATGACGATCTCATGGCCCGCCTCGATGATGCGTCGCCGCATGAACTCAGCCGAGAACCCGATCTTGCCTTTGACGACGTGGATGCATGACAGCCCGTCGAGCGGATCTATGCCCAGCTCAAGGGATTTCATCATCGCGGCGGCGATGTTCTCCGGTTGGCCACGCATCGGTTCGGGGACGAACGCGGTGCGGGCCAGCACATTCGCCACCTGCTCGGTGGCGATGAACAACTCCAGCCAGCGGCCCATACGGTCGAAGTGGTCGTTACCGGCGAGCTGGCCGGGTCGGGCCACGGTGAGCGTGCGCGCGGCGAACGGTGTTGCGGTGGTGGCGATCTCGGTCAATTCGACTCCTCGTAGACGATTCGAGCTGTGGTGGGTTTCGGGTCGTTTGGTTGCACCGCAGCACCGATGAGGTCGCGGCCGGTGTTCACGAAGTCGCGCATGGCTGCGGCGATGCGGAAGGACTTCAGCACCGACTCGTCGGCGGTGCATGGAACGAGCTGGGCTGTCTCGGCGTTGACCAGGATTGCGCCGCAGCCGTCGACCTCGGGCATCGGCTGCTGATCACCAGCGGTATCCAGGTAGAAATCGGCGAACCTGTATGCCGCCAATTGCAGTGCGGTTTCGGCGAAGATGCCCTTCTCGTTGGTCTTCACGTCGAGCAGCAGGCGTTTGCACTCACCCGATTCGACGGTGACATCGGCGATGAGGTCCAGCGTTCCGGAGTAGCCGTACTTGACGGAGTACACCGTCGCCTCGACGAGGATCGGGTCGACGTCGAAGCGGTCGAGGAACCGGACGTAGGCTTCGACGTGGCCGCGTAGCTCGTCTGGGACGCCCACAACCTGTTCGCCTTTGACGAGGTGCTCGGCGTAGGAATGGACTTCGGTCCCACGCTTTTTGGCCTTATCAGATTTCTCATAGCGCGCGCCCTGCAACGTTTTGAGGCGTTCGGCGGGGCCGAGTGTGCACAGTTCGTCCCAGTGGTCCACGGCGTACTCCGCGGTGGCATTCGCGGCCCAGTTGATCAAAGCCGGTTTGGGGACACCGTCGCCGAGGATGGTTGTCACCCCGGGGACGCGGTGGCCGTTGGCGTCTTCGTAGCGGTGCCCCTTGGCGGTGTCGATACGCCGGAACGGTGGAACGAACGTTGTCATGCTGAGATCCCTTGCTGTAGAAGTTTCTTCGCCAGTGCATGCTTGAGTCTGCGCACTTCGCTGATGTGTGCGCGCACCTGCTCTTTAGTCCAGCCGCGGCCGGGGAAACGCCTCGCGATAGTGCCCTCGGAGCATCCGATGGTGCGGGCTGTTTCGCATATCGAGCAGCCGTCGTCGAGGAGTTGTGCGGCGCGGGCGATCTGCTGTGGTGTCAGCGGGATCGGGGCGGGTCCGGAAACGCCGGCGCGAACCCGATAGCGCTGCACCGAACGTCTGGTGACCCCGAGTCGCGCAGCGATGTCCTCTCCCGTCATGCCCTCGCGGGACCATTGCGCGACCCGATCACAGCGGTAGGCGATGATCTCATCGATGTCGTCGCGGGTTAAGCCGCGAAAGGTTCTACTCACGCGGCGCCCCTTCCGTGCCTGGTGATCTGCCCGAGATGCCAGGGGCAGTACGCGGCGACCGCGGCGCCGGTGAAAAACCCGGCCTCCCCGGAGTTCAGGTTGCTGCTCTGGTTTATTTGTTCGGCGACGTCGAGCAGAGGCATCCCGGAGTCGAGCACACTGCAGACGGTGTGCGCGCCGTCGATGGCGTACTGGCGTGTCGGGTAGGTGATGCCGCGGCCGTCGATGGTGACGATGAACGCATCATCGGTGACGTCGGCGCGGGCCGGTGCCGCGAGTATCACGGCGGTGGCGAATGTTGCTGCGGCGATCAGGAACAGCGCCGCCAGGAGTGCGCGGCGGTTCACGCGGTCACCGCCGCGATGTCTATCGACCTTCCATAACGATCGACCTCGACACAGGCCACCACCGCGCGCCGCGCTTTAACCTTGTCGCCCAGTGGGACCATTTCATCTAGGCGCACACCGACTTTCAGAAAACGCGCATCATCTGTGCGACCGCCGAGGAACGACAGGGAACGCAGCGGGTGATCGCAGAAGTGAAGGCCACGCCCGCAGTCCAGCCATTCCGCATCCCAATCGGCCGCTTCGGGAAGCGACCCCGGCGAATAGTCCGTGTTGCGGTCAGTGGTCCATTCCTGGTTGACCGCCTTGAAGACGTAGGCGATGCCGTCGGCGATTTCGACACCATGAAATTCGCACCACTGCCTGGGATTGGACAGGTCGATGTCGGTGCAGTCGATGACGGTGCCGTTGCCGTCGAGTTGAACACTCTGCGAATAGAGGTGTATGCCAACGTATTTGGTTTCTGCCACCACGTGCGCCGAGCCCCGCGCCTCCACGTGCGCCGAGTCCCACGCCACCACGTGCGCCGAGTCCCACGCCACCACGTGCGCCGAGTCCCGCGCCTCCACGTGCGCCGAGCCCCGCGCCACCACGTGCGCCGAGCCCGACTGGTCGATTCGAAGTCCGATTCTATTCGACGCATCGATGTAGATGGTTTCCGTCTTGTCGGCAAGCGCCTGAT